ACCGAGACCAGCGCCTGCGATACCCCCTAAAATACTTCCTTCAACACAAGAGTTTCCATCTTCATCAACTCTACCAACGTTAGGATATTGATCTTCTTTAATGATATGGCGGTGATGATGATGGTGATGTTTCCATCCGTTCAAGCAACGTCTCCATGGAAGACGACGAAAGTTTTTTACGCTTGTTCCGTCGCTATATTGTGTAACTTCTACTTTCAACTTAGTGCATGTATGACGATCACGTTCTTGAATATAATCATACTCATTAACGATCCATGAATGGCGATGGTGCGCCATCGCTGGCGCTCCAACTACCGATGCTGCGAGAAGGATGGGAAACAATTTCATTATTCTTCAGATGCGAGAGAAGCAAAGTATGACATTACGTCATCATCGTCCTTAGCAGGTGCTGCTGCTACGGTTTTCTCTTTAACTGCGTCAATCTCTTGAGTCCAGTCTGAGGTTGCAGGTTTGTGCAGACCTTCTGACTCATCCTCTAGAGACTCATCGTACTTAGGTGCAGCGGGTTTGGAATTCAATACTGAGTTCAGTCTTGTCTCCAACTCTTCAAAAGTTTTGAAGTTGCTTGCGTCAGTGAAAGCAGAGAGAGAATACTCTTTGTTCCAGACTGCTTCAATCTCAGCATCATCTCCACCGAACATAGGTGAAGGGGAAGTGAACTCAGACTTGTCGTAGTTCCAGAATCCGTCTTTCTTAACGATCTTTAGTTTGAAGTCAGCACCACCCCAAGGATCAAAAACATTGACTGGAGTTTCATCTTCAAACTGAGGTTGCATTGCCTCAATGATCTTATCAAAAATCTTCTTACCAAACTTATAAAGTTTGATTTGTCCTTCGTTCTCAGGGTGAAGAGGATCCTTCACAACCATGATGTTAGCGTAGTAGGACAGTTTACGCTTTTGCTTACGGGCAATCTCTTTATCAGAGTCATTGCCTGAGTTCCAGAGTTGACGATTAAGTTCGCCGACTGGATCCTTCTTGTTCAGAGTCGTAAGAGAGTTTTCAATGTACCAACCACCTGGTCCTTGAAACGCATGACTCCAGACTTTAGCGAAAGGAATATCTTCTCCATCTGGAGCAGGAAGAAAGCGAATGACAGCATAACCATTGCCACTCTTATCCAGTTCAGGTTTCCAAAAACGCTCATCCGCTCCTCCACCTCCACTTGGGTTTGAGATTTTTTCAATCTCTTGTGTGAGTTTAGCAAAGGAACTTGCACTGGACTTCTTCAGACTTGCAAAAGACATGTATGTTCTCCGTATTTTTGTTTATTTGGCTTGTTGCTACTGTATGATTCGTAGCGTACTATTTAGGCAGTGGCGATTCCCACTCATATTTGCGTTGCCATGGTGCTGCAGTAGCAGTCTGATCCATTTGGAAATTAGCAGACATGGTGACTCGTTTCTGTCCTTCTGCATTATAGTATGGCATGACCCAATGTGTCAAGTTTGCAGGGAAAATAATTAAGAATCCTTTCACAGGTTTGGGCACTACGAATTCATTGACAGAAAACGGTGCTGAGATTCCATATTGGAATGTTGTCAGACCGTTGTTGCGCCAGTGTGTCTGAGACTCTGGATAAATCGTATCCATTTTGTCAGGCACATCTAAGTATAGCACAGAACTTAGATCACAGTTGTGAATATGTGGTGGATTGAAATCAGGTCCTGATTCCGTGAAATTTACCCATGCGTTGATCACTCGTAGATCCGTGTTCAACTTTGCATCGTAACCTTCTGCTCCCTGTTCAATACGAGCAGCGTTGTATGCAATGGGTGTTGAAGGACCAATACGTCCTGCCATACTCAACTCATTCATGTATTGTTGAACATGAGGAGAGAGCATGGGTGTAATTACATCCTGAATGAAATCATTTGTACACCAAACTTCTTTTTGAATGTTACCTACCAGACCCATACTGGCATCGTCACGCTGTTCATTCTTAGCATGCTCAAGGATAACATTTACATCATCATCAGTTAGATTGGCGGCATAAATGCCAGGTCCAAATGGGAAGATAGTATTCCCTACAATAGCAGTCATGAAATTTTGTTCTTAGCGTTATCAAGGTGTTCAATCATACTGTCAAAACAATCACCGAGATCTCGGTAACCAAATGCTTGTGACATTGCATTGATTCTAGTTTTTAGATCAGATGCTTCCTGATCTTCCATTGCAGCAAGTGCAAGTCTAGTATAGAACAATTTTTGTTTTTCAACAAGTTCTTTTGTCTTATCTATATGATCTAACCTCTCCTCCTTATTCATACCTGCAAGTCTATTTTGCTTGTATGATAGTTTCTGGTAAAACTTAAAAATATTATTAATTTCTTCTTGTACGTTTTCAGATTGGAAAAATGTCATAGTTTTTTACTCATTGTTTCTAATACAACTTTCTTATATTTCTTGCAATCAATAGTCAAGAATGGAGCATACTTAACAATTAGTGTAGAGGTTTCATTCCATACTGGGTCAGTCAATACTTTATTAAAATTGTCTACAAATCCCAGACAATAGTCAAGAACTACCAAAGTTTCTAAACTAATTTCGTTACCATAATACTCTTTAATTAGAATGGGATGCTTACCTTTCTCTGCTTTGAATAGGGAGTCAAAAGATTCCTCATAAGGTTGTGGAATCCCATCTAACAATTTATCAATGTCTTGTTTGAATTTATAAGTGAATGACTCTTGATTTGTCTTCCACTTAGTGTAATTACCCTCATTAAACTGACGAACATACGATGCACCCATGATAAAATTGGACACAAAGTAATATAAGATATCGTTAGCGTCTTTCTTTGCTGCTAACTTTTTGAACGTGTAGATATCTTTTCGTTTATTGAACGCTGCTTCAGATGCTTTTGTCTTTCCGTTGAACTTAAAAAAATCATAATCTAATCTAGTAAAATGTGATCTAACTGCGAGATACATTTTATAAGCGTCAAATCCTGTCACAGGGGCAAAATACCTTTAGTAGTACGTTTCATGTAATTGAGTTGCTGAGCATCGTGCTTCAGTTTCTCTTTCAATGGTTTTGATAATAGTTTTGGGACTGATTCAATTTCAATTTCATTATCTTCACAAAAACAAACGATTGCTTCAATGTAATTGATGTCCCCTCTGGATTCTTTAACCATGCTTTCAATTCTTTCCGAAAACTTTGTCGGAGTCATGAAAGGTTTTTCATCCTTTGCTTTGGAGGGCATAGAATTCTTCCTTGTAAGATTTAAGTAGTTGTAAATAGTCATTAAGATTGTACTTCTGAAATACTTGAACAGATCCTTCCTCTGTTGCGATGAGTGTGACAATTTTCTTTACCTTGATACCTGTACGTTCATAGAACATGGCAGCATAGGCAGACTCTTGTACAAAATAGTTCTCAATGTATTCTTCTTTCTTCTCTTTGGTACTGGTTTTGAAGTCAATTACTGCTAATTCAGAATCAAATTCAGCAATGCAATCAACGCGACCAGCGAGAGCGAATACATGACTGTAAAGAGGGGTTTCAAGAGCGTGAACGTTATCCACCCGAGCAAGAGTCTTCCGAGCCATTTTGAACATGTTAAGTGCAAGAGGGTCTTTTTTGTACTTTTGCTCATCTAGAGAACCACGGATATGTTCTTCTATTATAGCATGAAATGCGCTTCCGCGCGAGGATGCCCTTGTAGTAACTTTGTTCGCGTATTCAGCACCGACTTTACGTCTCCATTCAGCAATAGACTGACGAGAACGAACGCCTGTGACAGTGGTTACTGATGGATATTTTTCTGCGACAGAAGGGAACTTATAAAAACGTTTACCGTTTTCCGTAACGACATCTGGTTCTTCCAGATTGTCGTAGTTCACCTGCACAAAATTAAACATCAGTATTGATAACCAAGAATATTTAGATTGAACGCAACTGAGATGCGTTCTTCACGAGAATAATTAGGATAAACTCCATGATTGAGTTCGGAAGGAAAGATAAACATGTCTCCCTCCCTTGGCATGATCTCAATGAGAGGACCGTAGTCCGCTAGTTTACCATGCTCTTCAATGATAGGATTATGCATTGAAGGTCTTTGGAAATAAAGCATTCCAGACTTAGGAGGAACTTTAACGTAATAGATACCGCTAAAGTGTGTACCTCCATGATTGTGTGGTTTATTATAATGTCCTCTGCCATTGACATTTAACCACAGACCAGCACCTTGAATATTCCACTCCCCTGCAACAGCACCAAGAGTTTTTAGATATTCAATAAGTTGTGCCTTAGCAACCATAAACAAAGGTTGCCAATTAGGACCATGAATTTTTGGTGATGATTGATAACCACCTACATTACTATACTCCATTGATTTATGAAACACTTTCCGTGTATCATCAATCATTGTTTGATTGACAAGATCAGTTCCAACGTTCTTGTAACTTAATGGAGTTGGGAAAAGATTATAAATCTTCTCCTCCATATCTTTAGATTCAATTGCAATAGACATTATAAACCTAGATTCAATTTGTTCAGTAGGTAAGAACGGACAAGTCCAGAACGTACGATATCATCAACCCCAAACTCAACGATAGTAAATTCTTTCATGAGTTGTAGGATACGCATGAAATCTAAGATTCCGTTACGCTCATTCTCTTTTACAAGGTCAGTCTGTGAAATGTCTCCACAGAACATGATCTTACTATTATCACCAACACGGGTAATCATACTATCTAACTCGTGGAAATTCAAGTTTGAAAACTCATCCACGATAACGATGCAGTCATCCATAGTAACACCACGAATGAAAGATGTAGACCAGAAAGAGATGGTTTCCTGTGCCTTAAGATTATCATACAACATATCAAAGGAATTGTCATCAGGCATCTCAAACATGTAACGTACCATGTTCTTATAAGGAACTTGATACAACATGGATTTATCCTCATGAGTACCTGGCAGGAAACCAATCTCTCTGGTAGGTACAAGTGATCTAACAATATAGATCTTGTCGTAGGGAGAATCCTCTGAAAGAACCTCCTTAAGTGCATTATACAGCACAATAAAAGTTTTGCCAGTACCTGCAGCACCATGGAGGACACAATTTTGTCCCTCTGCATACGCATCAAACACCACTTCCTGATTGTCAGTCAGGGGTTCAATATTACGAAGGTATGATGAGTCAATTGGTTTCTTTCTTTTCATCTGTCGCTTAGACATATTAGTGGGGAAAGTTTTAGGAGATTTAGTTCCTTTTCTTGCTCGTGCCATTAAAAAATTCGTGCGCTGTCAGGTAAGTAGGGTTTCAATCCATCTTGGATTTTTCCTGCTACTTTATAATGTTGTGTGGCAACGTCTGCCATTTGTTGATCCTGTTGATTAGAGGCAGTAGTATCACAACCTCTCCAATTAACCAACTGCTTGATGTGAGGGTTTTCCTTTAGATACTTTTCACGACCAGCAAGAGATAGAAACTTTTCTTCTACCTCACCAGTCTTAGTATCTTCAAACTTGTAGATGGGCATTTAAGTAAAGCGTGATAGATTTGCACCAGGATGTGCTGCTTGCACTTTAGACATGGCTTCTTTGAAACCATTATCTAGTTTCGGTGTGCCATAAGTAGTGCCTGCAATACCTTCTGACCAGTCTTTATCCCAGTCAGGGTTCTCATCTTTCCATTCGCAGTATTCTTTCATGGTCATGGAGAGTTCTTTCTTCTCTCCAGTTTTCTTATTGATTACAGGATAGGTAGGCATTACTCTGGGGTTAAAATACGTTGGATTTTTTCACCGAAAAAGGTGATAAAGGTGATTCTCATTTCATCCTTATGGACTCCTGAGATAGGTCTTTGTCCATGGTATATATGACCAGGAAAAACGACCATTGTGTTATAACTATCTAGTACATTAAAGAGTTCCTTATATTCAGACTCGTCTCTCCAAGTGTCAACGTGTTCTGAACCAACAGGATCATCGTTGATCTTCTCGTAGAATGATGTACCAGCACCCATATGGTTATGTGGGTTTAAGTATACCATACAATTATAACATTTGTCAGTATGTGGCCAAAAATATGGTTTCTCTTTACTGATATCTACCTCTTGAAACTGATTAAAGACTCTCCATGAGAACATTCTCACGGGATCCATCTTAACATCAAGAGTTCTTCCCATGAACTCATATAGATTTAACTCTACAGGTTTAGGATTGGAACAACGTTCAGTATAGAATTTACCGTCATAGAAGTTCTTACCATTCAGGTATGTGTCTCCTATACTCTTGGATAGTTGTTGTTCTTGGTTACGATTACTTTTAATTCCACTCTGTGCAACGTAATCTCTTACTCTGTCTGGATACTTAAAGAAATTATCTACAAAAATAAAATATTCCCCGTTGAAATCACAAGTTTCAACGGAGAGATCATCGTTTACTTCAAAATCTTCTTCTGTAAAGAATTTCATGGACGGATCATAATGCAGGGTTGTACGTCTGTGTATTCTTCTTCACAAAAACACTCGTCCTTACACCAGTCCAAAGCACGAGCGATGACAGGGAATTCGCAGACAAAAATCTTTTTAATTGCGTCAGCAATATCTTTATGTTCTTTCTGCGTACCATTTCCAGTACGCAATTCAATATAATGAATCCAGTTACGAATATTTCCTGTCATGTACATTCTGGTTGGTGTACACATGGGGAGTACGTTTCTAGCACACTCTTTTGCAATACCATCTTCAAGCATACGTTTGTAGAGATCCATACTCTTCTTGAAATGATCTTGCATCAAAATCTCATAGGTCTGACGCTTGAAATCATCAAGGTTATCAATACTATTCTGACGATTCTTATCGTCTTGAGTTCTCAGATGTGGTAGGGGAATAGTGTCACCCAACAGTGAAGAATCTGCATAGCGTTGGGAAAACTCTTGATATGTAAATGAACGGTGCCTCAAAATTTGAGCTGCGATTGCTCGTGTAGTATTAATTTCAACGGTTAAAGATGCCTGTTCAAACACACTCCAGTGACCATGTTTGATACAGTATTTTAGAAGTCCTTCTACCTTAGGATTTTCCTGATTAGATGGGTTACTTACACGAGCGATGTAACCGATTGTTTGCTCCGCGTTAGGAGTTACTGCAATTTTACAGACTTTCATTCTTAAAATACTTTACGTTGAAATAATATTCTGGACATCCAACAGAGACCAAATCCCTGCCAGTATCCGATCACTGCTAGACCGAAAATACCTGGTATAAACCAGTTCCATAGTAGCATAATAATTAATGGATCAGCAAACAACTGAAACAATGTTGATGCTAATCTCTTAGAATTTTCATAGCGTTCTTCCTCAGCAGCAATCTCTCGTAGTTCTTCCTCAGTTTCCTGAGTCTTTTGCTCTGCTGCTTTCTTAGGATTGAAATAAACGCTCATTTTTTCTGTTTTGTTTTCGCCCCCTGTGGGTCTACCCATAGTTTTGGATTCCTTGTACCTTTAGTTTGAACAAATGTTTTGAAACCTTTCTTATAGGTGTCATAATAATGATCAAATAGATCAACAGTCTTTGCACATTGTGTAATGTCAAAGCACTGCTTGTCACCATCCATATACTCTACCAGATAGGCATTACATGGTAAGTTGACATCGTTTGATAGAGAAGGATCGCACTTTTCTCGGAGAATATTGATCTTCTCTTTTGTCATCGGTTACCCCATTTGATTTGCGGAAAAGCTTCTTTCACAACAGCAGAAGTGATTCGGTATTTCTTTTGTAAATTCTTATCTTTTGCAAGAACTACAACGTCTGCTTCGCTTTCATGCAAACCTTCTAGGAGTTGAATGAACATGGATTCTTTCTTCAGCATGGGCAATCTATCGTCACCACCCTTAAAGAAACGGTATAATTTCTTGTACTCTTTTGCGAGTCTTGTATGTTCTGTGCCTGCAGGTGCATCGTTCGGTGTGAAAGGAACATCACCTTCAGGCATGACCGTCACAATGCTCTCATCATAGTTCGCAATGAGAATTGCTCTGAGAGCATCTGTATTATAGGTTCGTAACAAATCAATTTTTTCTTTCTTTGTCTTAGCGTTAGATACTTTTTTAAGAACCTCGCTGATTAACAAAGAATTCACATCAGTTTTTCGTGCCATGGTTTTAATTAAGTTTCATCGTCATCTTCATCAGTTTGTTCCCACACGCTTTGTGGTCTGATGTAGATAAGTTCATCGTGTAAGATGTTGCCATCCTCATCCAACATTTCTGGATGGGTAACTGACTTTGCATACGCTGCGTTTTCAATAAAATCTTCAACGTATCCTTTTGCCAACCAAGAGACCGTAATCCCTAGGATAAACGCTCCGATAACAATCAGAGTGGTAAGTGCGATTAACATGGTTTCCCCCCTATGATTATATGTATGTTTGGAAAACCTACCTCCTTATATGTGAAACTCACAATTATTTAGTCAGATAATCTTGTTTTCAACGAGGTATTTGACAGACTCTTGGCAACCGCCGAGTCTCTGTCCATCCATAATAACCTGAGGGAAAGTTGTGCCTCTACCAAAGCGTTGGTAGTAACCTTCTCTGTCAAATGATACACCAAGTTTATGCTCAGTGTATTGGAGACCCTTGCCTGTCAGAACTTTTTTAATTCTGTCACAAAATGGACAACCGTCTCGGGTATAAATTTCAAATTTTCTAGACATGATAGGGTGTTAGTTCCGTACTGTATATATTACCATTGTCAGGACGCTTTGTCAACTGTCCAATTGGCAGGATGAAAAGCACAATACTCATTGAATGTGATCTTCATCTCCTTATTAGTTAGGTTGCAATGTCGTGCTGCTTTTGGAAGGTTCCATTTAGCATGAAACAGATTCTCCATTGCTTCTCGTGTTTCAGGTCTCATAAAAAACTATAGGGGTCAAATTTTTGGCGGGAATTTTTTTCCGACTTTTTGGTAAACAAAAAGTGAATTTCGTTTTAGTATCCGCAATCTTCGTAAAGAATCTCGGGATCCTTCTTCCACTTCTTGCGACAACTCTTCATCTCTTTGAGTTCTTCTTTGATCATTTGATATGCTTCTTCGGCAGATAACTTACCACCAAGTTGCAAAGAGCAAACGACATCAACTCTGGTGCCGAAATGTTTCAGCGCCTCTTCAAAACAATTTAAGTCTTCGTACATACCCATCAGTCACCTAGTTTTTTAATGTCATACAAGGATGACTTGTAGTAACGTTGATTCTTTTTAACCTTACGATTGAATTCTTTCTCAGTCATTTTCTGTCTCTTCTTAAAGAGATTGTTCAGAGAAGTGAGTTCATCAATGGTCTTTTGCATTTGTCTTTCACTTTTCTTTTGCGTCTTCTTTTGAATGAGATCTTCAGGAGAACCAAGAGCTTCAAACTCTGCAGTGTCTCCTTCAATTTGTTCCTGAATCTCTTCAGGCAATTGATCTTTAGGAATTTTTGGTAAGTCCATTATGTTCTGGGTTCAAATCTACATGTGATTAATTGGACACGTTGTTCACTAGTCTTTGATATGATCTCAAACTTAGTGCTTGTATCGTCATTTGAATTCGCTTGGTTACCTTCCGATACTATAACAGTAACGTTTGAGTTAGGATCTATACTAGCGTCAAGAGACGAATCTTTCGTAGACCAATTGGAACGATACTCATTAATTATATCTACACCATCTACTATAACACGAATCCTAAAGGATCCGCAACCACTTGATGCCTGATTACCGCCCAAATGTTTTATAGTACATCCATTGTTGTCTGGAATCTTAACATACTGAATACCCTGAGTGCTAGTAGCATCAGTATAAGAGGAGCATCCAGAGGAAGCATATCCAGTTGGACGATGTGCAACCTCAAGTGTTGCAGTAGTAAAGACAATTGCATTGACACCTGGAATAGGATCATTCGCAGTGACTTGAGTGCCTTCTTTGTATAGATAAGTTCCAATACCTTGTCTAGTATTGAAGATTTCACCTGCACTATTATCTATAGTCTCTGTTGCAGAGAACAATTTAATAGGTGCAGGGTTGTAAGGAATACCTGGTATGGTAAGAAGATCTCCTGCCTCATATCCTGTACCAAAAGAAGTTACACTATTAATTCTAAGTCTGGAGTCATAGTCTGACCCATCTTGAACTGCTTGGATTGTGATGTTTAGAATGAGTCCAGTACCATTACCACCCTGCATAGTATAGTCAGTAGGACCTATAAGTTGTCCGTCACTAGTGAAACCAAATGCATTTCCATCTTCATTCTCTACAAACTCACCGATAGATACACTCTGATACTCATCATCTTTATTATAAATCTGGAATAGATCAGGAATACCACCAGTAGTTTGTACTTGAGATGCTACCTGAGTAATCTTAAACTTTGCATTACAATCATTACCATCAAGATCTCTGAAGCATAGTTCCTGACTATTATTCAGAACAAATCCCCCGTAACCTGTACCGTTTGTGATAGTTACATTGACTGTCGTAGGTGCAGTAACAGTTAGAGTTCTTGTCTGTTTACCTTTCCTACCTGATTGTGTCC